GAGCTTCTTGATTTCATCGTCCTGAGACTGCTTGGCTTTTCTCCTGCGGTCCTCCTCGGCATCGGAAAGGCTTTGCTCAACTTTCTTCGCTGTGCCTTCTCGCTGGATCAGCTTTTGGATTTCTTCGTCTTGGGCTTGCTTCGCTTTATTTCTGCGGTCCTCCTCGGCGGCTGCGAGGCTTTGCTCAACACTTTTTGCGGCCTGCTCCCGTTCGACCAGCCTTCGGATCTCTTCATCCTGAGCCTGCTGGGCTTTTCTTATGCGGTCTTCTTCGGCGGCTGCGAGACTTTGCTCGATCCTCTTCGCGGCCTGCTCCCGCTCGATCAGTGCCTTCGTCGCGTCCTCTGCCGCCTTGGCCCTAAGCTGCTCTGCGTTTGCGGCCTCATTCGCGGCCTCCACGGAGTTCAGTAAAAACTGCCTGTACGTCCCAGACAGGGAGACAAGCGAAGAGAGGCGCTTCTCCGCGTTAGCTAGAGCCGCCGAGTCGGCATCGGGAAGCAAGCGGAGCGATTCAACCTTTGCTGCTGCTCGCTGGATCAGAGACTGTGCCCTAGCAAGGCTCTTCACCTGATCTTGTATGAGTCCTGTCCTATCGAAGCTCATAGCCTCTGGCGACAGGCTCGCTGCCGCCCGCGTCGCCTCGGCGTTTCGGCCCAGAGCGGCAAACGCCGCTGGGTTCGTGAACTGCAACTCATTCCCAGTGAACCCACGGGACGCAATCTGCTGTGCCTGCGTCAGCCGCTGGAGAGCCTGCGTAGTCCGGTCTACGCGGCCTTGAACGACCTCGAAATACTTTTCGGAAGGGGCTCTTCCAACCTCAAGAATCTTGAAGAGGGCTTGAGCCTGGTTCTGCGCCCTGCCCAAAGCGGGCGCGAAACCAGCCTGCACCTCTGACGAGAGCTTCTGGAAGCTGCCAGCGGCGGCCTCAAGCGGCTGATTGATCTGCGCTGCCGCCGACGTCAGCCTGCGGATCTGATTGGCCTGTTCTTCCGTCCTGATATTAAGGGGCGAAGATGTCGCTGCCTTCAGTTGACGTTCAAGACGCTGGAGTGGAGTGAAAATCTTATCAAGAGATTTCACCGCATCAGCAGAAGCCCTGTTAAGGCTGCTATTGATGCTCGACCCGAACTTGTTCCAGTCCTGAATGCTGCCGCGCAGCTTCTTCGACAAGTCCGACGTGTTCGCCGTGACGACCGCGGAGATTTTGCCGATGTAGCCGCTTGCCATGCTATTCTTTGAGCTTCATCAGCTCACTCCACATATCCTCAGTTGTCTGCGTCGGTTTTTTTGCGGCCGGAATAAACTCATCCTCTTTCGGGATGCTGTTTCGCTTGTAGTTCCCGCTGGCACACATCACGATGCGGCAGATCCTGGCTGTCTGCTGCCAGTGGTCTGGCAGCGGCCATCGCTGATCGTATGCGTACCACTCGGCGATTTCTGTGCTGTCGAGTTCGCTGAGGAGTTGTTTGACCGTTTTGCCCAGCGCCAGAGCTAACTTGAAATAGAAGCGTCGCTCTGGTCGCTGGCTGAATCGTTTCCCAGGGCGTCGACGTCCTCGCTGCGAAAGGCGTTTAGTGCCCAGGCGGCGTCGAATAGACGGTTGAGGACGACTGCCGATTTTCCGCCGAGCTCGGCGGCCTCATCGTCGCCGTAGAGCCTCTCCCCTTTTTCGTCGCAAAGCGTCAGCACTAGGAATCGAGCCCTGAAGTTTTTCATCTTCTGCTCGGCGTAGCCTTCCTCGAAGGCATCTCGCTCAGTGCCCGACAGCGTCTTGATGCAGACGTCGCCTCCCCACTCAGGGACGCTGACCTTGTCGACCTTAAAGTCGCTGGCTTTTTTAATTGCGTGCTTGCTCAGAACTGGCATCAGTCACCTCATGGTGCATAGTCCGTCCACGCGAATGAAAGCGTGCCGCGGACGACGTCTCCGAACCGAGCTTCCTCGCTCGCGCTGCGGAGGACAACCTGCTTCGACACTGTGTAAGCAGGTGAAAAAAAGGCAGCGACTCCCACGCCGCCAACAAGTGATGCTGGATCCGCTTGGCCCGCGTATCGGATATAGTCAACGCTTATGGCCCCACCGGAGTATTCCCCCGTGGGGACCATGATTGACTGGTTTGCTGAGACTGTGGGTGGCGTCATATCAACCATCTTTGCCTCGGGGGTCTCCACCGAGACCCCCGTGACATTGGCCGTCAGGTTTCCCTTGTTGCTCGTGAACGTAAACGTAGCGCCCTGCGCAGAGAGACTCACGAGCCACCCCCATCGCTATGCAAGCCGCCAGGTCGCAGAGCCCCTCACGAAGTCGCCGACGGACCCACCGAGCGACGCGGAAGCAATGGTTGCGTTCCCGCTGAACGACATTGGGCCGCTGATGCTGAGAGCACCGCTCTGACCCGCCGTGAGGATCGTGCCGCTGATGTAGTCTGCGGTGATTTCGCGGTCGCTCGTGAAGCCCCCGACGTACACCCGACGTGCGTTCGGTGCGATGCCCAGGTGCGTGGCGTCGACAAGGTCTTGCGTGTCGCTGACCTGCACGGACGTCACGGTAATGCCAGAGCCTCCGAACGTAAACGTAAGACCTTGAGCCGAAGTTGCCATTTAGCGCCTCCTTGCGCGTTGTTGTGTCAGGACGTAGCCTCTGACCATCGAATCTGATACAGTTGCCGTGTTTCGTATGCCGGTGGTAACTGAGCACCCACCGCCGATGGGTCAAGGTAGTCATCCGTTTCGGAGACTAGCCGTATATCATGTATTGTAACACCTGCGGCCGTGCCAATGCGTCCATCCAGCGCCAAGCGAACGTAGTCAGATAGCTGCCTCGCTGCGTCGTGCGTCAGGGACCAGCACGCCACCTGAAGATTTACCTCTGGCGTGAACAGAGGGCCTCCGAGCGACTGCTCTCGGCTAATGTTTGCACGCTTGTAAACGATGAACGGGAAATCCGCTCCATCGGGCACTGCGACGGGGTAGATGTTGAACCCGACGCGGATCGCGACCTCTGGGTTCGTCACGAGCCATTCGTAGACGGCGTGCTCTGGGGCAAGTATCACCGACGCCTCCTTTGCTCGATGAGCTTCGCGAGCTCTCGTTCGAGAACGGAAAACGACTCGTTTCTTCCCCTGCGGATAGCCATTTCCATCGCGTGGCTGGCTGGCATTGCTGGGTAGGTTTCTCCAGGCCCGAGGGTATAGGGCCGCGTCTTGCCGCCTTTTGTCTTGACGAACGCCCCGCGGCCTTGCCGCCTCTCTGGATGCTCCTCGTTGATGCTGCCCATCAAGAAGTAGTAGCCACGCCCCATCCGCTCAAACTGCTGATTATTGAACGCAGCGCCAGCAGGATTCACGCGAGACATTTTACCGTTGATTCTCTGGTGGACGTTGAGGTATGTGCGGCGGCCTTGCGTCCCTGCTCGCCTAGGGCCAGTACCGAACTCGACGAGCCAGCTGTGGTTGCCAGCGCCCTTCTTCTCGACGTCCCAGTCTTTTCCAGTGACGACATGAACAGGGCCGCCGACTGCGATGCCAATTCCTGGGTACTTTTTCTTGCCTGGGCGAACTGCAACACTTCTCTTGAGGTTTCCAGTGACGCTTGAGACATTCTCCTTGTACAGCTCCATGATTGGCCTAGCGGCCTTTCTGGCGGCAGACGTGAGCGGCTTTGTCCCATCCTCTCCAAGCCTTGTTGAGAGACGCAGGAGCTCTTGCGTCAGATCTTGGATGCCATTGAATCTGACGCCCACGAACTGCCCAGCCCTCTGGGCACCTGTCTGACCCGTCTCTAGCAGCCGTGGTATTGTCCCTGGGATATTGACAGCCATCTACTGAATCTCCCGAGCGAGGATCTCGCTGTATTCAAAGTTGTTTCGATCAGTGACGCTGGCAATCTCCATTGTCCGGTTTCGCCAAATCATCCTGCTGGTGTGGTCAACGTCGCTGCGGTATCGGATGATGATTTTGTGCGTTGCCATCACGTTTGCCTGCTGGGCTTGCATGATGTCGCGAGACGACATTCCATCGACGCTTGCCCACACGGTCGCGATGTCAGCCCACGAGAGCTTTGCCTCGCCGGATGGGCTCCTAGTCTTCGTTGGGGCCTGGAATGTTACCCGCTCTCGCATCTTGCCGGCTCGGAGCATGATCAGTCCCCGAGGATCACGACGGTGAAAGACGCAGTTTGACCAAGCAGATTTGCAGGGACTTTTGCGGTCAACAGATACTCAATCTCTCCTGATGTCGCCACATTCCCACCAGGGACTTCCGTTACGCAAACCCTCCCGTTGCTCGATGAAACCTTGAGGTCACGAAGGAATGAATTCCCTTCAAGGAGAGCTTCGGGAGTCGCTGAGAAAAGGACTCTGTTGATATCACTATTGGAAGACCATGAGGCAGTTGTCCCGTCTGCCATCGTGTAGCCCGTCGCCGAGATGTCGATCTCAACGCCAGACGTGTTACACGTCCCAGTCACTACTGCGATCTTTCCTGTCGTGTATGACTGAGCGTCTGACAGGTTTACCACGTTAATGCCAGACGTGCCGTTCTTCTCGTGGAACAACGCTGACGTCGAAACAAGGCCCTCAAGGCTCATCGGTAGTTCCCCCAACCACCCATTGAAATGAGCGTCTCAAACGTGTAGGGAATAGGCAGGTTTTGGGCTGTCGTGCCAACGGTGACAGGCTCCCTGGCGGCGTACCAGTGGCCGCAAAGGAGCTTCATCCCGTGAGCGATGATTGCTGGGGTGTCGGAGGCAGACGAGCCGTAGCCGGCCTTGTAGGTCACCACGACGCTGTTTTCGTCTCCGCGAACCGCCGGCCAAACCTCTTGGTAGTTGGGGTAGACCCGGCCTGGGGTGACCGCGGCGTCAATCTGGAAGTCGCCGGCCCCGCTGGTGATTGTCTGATTCGTTCCAGACTCATCTCGGTAAGTGATCGAGACGCTCTCGTTGATCATTGGGGGGCGCGGGAGCAGGAGTTCCCAGAGCGGGAAGACGTCATATTTCGCAACCCACGTCGACTCAACAAAGGTCATGTCGAGCCGCTCCTCACAGTATTCTCGAGCAACGGTGATTAGCGAGGAGATATATGAATCATCTGCGTCGGTGTCGACTCGCAGGTGTGCCTTCGCCTCGGAGAGACTCACCGGCTCGACTGCCGGTGCCACGGTCCTCACCAGGCTCCGGTACGGAGTCAGGCTCGAGCCAGGCACCTGCGGCGAGACGTAGACGATTGTGCTCATGCGGGCTTCTTCTTTCTCCTCTTCCGAGGCGTCAGCGTCGCCGTCTCAGTTCTCTGCTCAATGTCAGCCGTCTCGATCTCGGGCATCTCGAGCGGCTCGATGAGTCCGCGGGCGATCAAAATCTTGGCAAAAGACGGCAGCCAGTCGAACTCCTGGCCTTTGCGGTATGTGCCGAAGGAGCGTGTTACTACTACCCTCATTTTACAATCCCCCACGCTTCTTCTGGTGGGGTCTGGCCGTCGTTCCAATACTGAGTAGTGTGCTGCTGGACGCTGCCGTTAGGCGTCGCCCTAGACGGCCATGTAATCATTAACTCGGCGTGCCCAATGGCGACGTTCGTGGCGATTCCGAGCTTGTTGCCGGATCGCGTGAACTCGCGCCAGAAGTGAATGTCTTCGTCTGTATGGCCGCCAGTCCACTCGCCGTCAGCGTTTGCCTTCGGCAGGAACCACGGCTTGCGCATTTTCTTGATCGCCTCGCAGCGGATCATCGTGCAGCCGAAGTGTGCAGTCCCTGCTGGTTGTACCGTCTTACTGAACCAATCGTTGTCGACCTCTGTGGTCTTGTGCTCGTCAACACCTAGCGGAGCGAACATCACTGCGTTGCTTTCACGCTTTGTCTGGAGCGGCGCGATCGCATCGTAGCCAGAGTGCATGAGGAGGGCCAAGAGGGCCTCTACCGTTCTGGCTGTGAATATAGAATCGTAATCAATCGTCAGGCAGACGTCATAATCATTTACAACGTCCTCCATGCAGCGCTGCATACACTGGCCGAAGAATGCCCCTGTGAATTTGATAGGGGAAATCTTGTGGGGTGCCAGAGCAGCACTCACGGTGAAGAAGTTATCAGTGAAGCCGAGGCGAGGTGTGGACATCAGTGCCGCCACCTTCACCTCGGCTTCGCAGTTA